AGCAGCTTGTAGCAAAAGGAATTGAGATTCCTGCTGATGCGAAAAAGGCTGATTTAGTCGCTCTATTAGAACAGGAATAACTATGAATTACGTCACTATCGATTCAGTCACTCAAAGCCTTGGCCCAGATTGGGCTGGATCGGGTGACGCTAATCTCGCAGTTACTCAGGCGAATGCTTGGCTTCGTGCCAAGCCTTTGCGTCAATTTGAAGTAATCCCGGAAGATGTATTACTTGCAGGGGCTTATGCTGCACAGTTGGCTGCTAAAGGTGAACTTTATAAAGACCGTGCGGATGGTGTGGTGAAATCCGAACGTGTCAAAGCGGATACTGTAGAGGTTCAGACAGAGTACGTGGCAGGTATGGAGCAGGGCAAAAGCTCGACAATGTTATTCATTGATGACTTGCTGAGTCCGTATCTCTTAAAAGGCTTTGCAATTAATACATTTGTGGTGAAGTGATGAAAGATAAAATCCAAGCCAAGGTTGCCCAAGCATTCAGTACAAAATTGGCCGATGCTGTCGATACATTCACCTGTGAGAAGCCAATTTACTCAGGCGAGTTTGATTTTGAAACGCAGACTTATCCAGTTGTAGGTAGTGAATCATATTCAGGGCGTGGCGTACTATTTGGCTCGTATTTAAAAGATTTAGTAAAGCCTGCCGACTATCAGGCCGAAGATGCAAAAGCGATTGTTCTGCAAAATGAAGTGACTCAGGTACCACAGATCGATGATGTTTGGAATACTGTTAAGGGTGACTTTGAAGTGAAAAATATTGGGAGTGATCCAGTATCAGCCACTTACATCATTCAATTAAGAAAGGTGGGTGTATGATCAGCAACAACTATGTGCCCGAATGGCATATCTCACCCTTTGAGCATTCAAAATACACTTTAGTCCGCAATCAAGATCAATTCGATCTGTTATTTGATGATGTGAAAGATACACAAGAGTTTATGCACTTAGGCGCAGGCGCTCAGGTTGATTATTACGACGGTGGCAAACATTGCATTGTTCAGTTGGGTGATTGTAGTGAAAGAACATTGATTGAAGTTCATGGGCTTTTATTGCATGAAGCTGTGCATATTTGGCAACGGATTAGAAAGCTCATGGGCGAGAAAAAGCCAAGTTCTGAATTCGAAGCCTACTCAATACAGCGCATCGCTCAGGATCTTTTTGCGATGTTTCAGGAGAGTGAGACTGATGGGATGGAAAAACAAACCTAGTAATTTTACGCTTGAAGTGCTGAAGAATGCAGATGACCACCTTAAAAAGATCGTAGGCGAAACACTTCAACAAGTCGTTACGCGCTCGCCTGTCATGGATGGTGAATTTCGGGCATCGCATAAGGTAACGCTAGATTCACCTCAAAACAGCTATGAGAAAGGCTTTGACCTATCGGGTGGTGCAACACTAGCAAAAGGCTTAAAAGTAGCGTCTACAGCGAAAATAGGCGGTCTTGTGTATGTTCAATCATTGAGTCCATACGGCACACGTTTAGAAAATGGGTGGAGTCAGCAAGCGCCACTCGGAGTATTTGCACTAGCCTTTCAATCTGTAGCAAATAAGTATAATAAATAGATAGTTATGGTATAATAAATAAGCGAAAAGCCTAGTTGCTGGAAACAACTAAGCCTTTCTAATCAACCTGTTAATGAGAGTAACAAGATGACCGAAGTCAATTCTAAAGTCATGGCGTCTGCTATGCAATCAAAGACTGAAAAGTTTATTCAGAAAGCCAGAAAAGTTCATGGCGAAAAATATAGCTATATCAACTCAATCTACACCCGATCCAAAGAGAAAATCGAAATAATCTGCCTTCAACATGGCTCTTTCTGGCAATTCCCTGACAACCACTTAAAGGGTCATGGTTGTTGTGAGTGTGCAGGGGTTGGGCGAAGAAACACAAAGGAAATAATCGACAGGTTTAGAGCCAAGCATGGCGATAGATATGATTACTCAAAAGTAATCTTTAAATCTGTAGATTCACCCGTTGAGATTGGCTGCAAGGTTCATGGTTATTTTTGGCAAACACCATACAACCACACAAAGGGTGCTAATTGCAGGCTGTGCGCAATTGCCGAACACCCAAATCTTCAGCAAAAAGATGAGGACTTAGTGATTGCTGAATTTATAAAAGCGCATGGTGATAGGTATGACTATTCGCTTGTCAAATATAAAGGGGCTTTTGTTCATGTAGATATTATTTGCAGAGAGCATGGTATTTTTAAACAAACCCCGCATAATCATAAGGGTGGCAACGGATGCCCTGATTGTGCAAATGAAAACAAAGATACCTATTCAAGAGGAAAGTACATAAATCTATGTAAAAAATACTCAGACGGGAAAAGCTCGTTATACCTAATTCAAATGAAAGGAAATGGTGAGGTTTTTTACAAAATAGGCATCACTAAAGAAACCATTAAAGAGCGATTTAGGAAAGTAAAAGGCTACTCGGTTGCGCTGGTTCATGTCGTGCAGGGTGATGCTGGCTACATTTGGGATTTGGAAAAAAGAATCCATGGTTTATTAAAAAGATACAAATACAGTCCAAGGATAATTTTTGGTGGACACACCGAGTGTTTTAACAAGATAACTAAACCTGTGATAGGGCTGTTAAAGCAGCTTGAAGCAGATACTCAAATTCAATTGGTGGCATAACATGAGCATGTCCTTATCCCAAGCTGAAACTGAAATCTATAAAAAAATTGGTCAATTCACTGGTGTAGAAAAAGCAAACCTTCGCATTGAGAATCAACCTTTAAATAATGGCCAGCCATTTAAGGCGCCAACAGATAAGTCGTGGTGTAAAGTTTTTGTACAGTACGCTGATAGCCAGGTGGTAGCGATTGGTAATGGCTCGTGTATTCGAGATCAAGGCGTTATTTCAATCCAATGTTTTGCGCCAAAAAACAAAGGCACTCTTACCATGACTACATTGTGTGATTCTTGGCGTTCGTTCCTGCAATCTTTCGGCGTATCTCATCTTGAAATCTATAAGGTTCATGCACCGCAAAGCATGGATGACCAAGATTTTTACGCAAAAATAATTAGAGCTGAGTTCCGAGTGAACTAGCTTAAACACTTAATTAAACCGTCCTTATTGGGCGGTTTTTTTATGCCTATTTTCAGGCAAACCACTGGCTAGGCTGATCCCCGAAAAGAAGATGGTCGTTTCGACTATTCATTGCATCTTCTTGCCAGTGTTTCTTTTTTAATGAGTAGTCGGAGCAGATCAATGAATGCAATTGTGAAAATTGAAAATCAAACTCCATTTATCGAAGTTGAATTAAATGGGAAGGTTCAGCTCGGTGTGAATGCGCGTGACCTGCACAAAATGCTAGAGAGCAAGCAGGACTTTTCAACATGGATTAAACGAAGAATTACTCAGTGCAATTTCGAAGAAAACTTCGACTTTGTTGTGCTCCACCAAAAAGTGGAGCAGGTGTCTGGTGCAAAACACCTGGTTGAGTACATCATCTCGGTGGATATGACCAAGCACCTTGGAATGATGGAGCGCAATAAAAAAGGTCACGAAATCCGTAAATACTATATCGAACAAGAAGAATTAGCCCGCCAATTAAAAGACGGGCTACAGGTGCGCATTGGTAAGCTTTCAGCACAAGTTGAACTAATTACACAATGCTTGTCTGAGGCCAATGCTTGTCTGAGGCAGGGCGGTTTTTGTCTGTAGAGGGTAAGCAAACCAAGCCAGCACTACTAAAAGAATTGGATGAACTGATTAAGGAAGCGCAGCCAAGCTTAGATTTTAAAGATGATGAAGACGAGTAACCCCGCCAAGTGCGGGGTTAATTATTTCCAAACCAATGCCACCGAAAGGTGGTTTTTTATTGCATAAAATTAAGGAGCACACTATGTCATCCAAAGGCACTGACGTTTCACTTTATATTGCAAAAGAGCAATCCCCAAACACATTGCCATTAACACCTGAATGGCACACATTGCGACGAGTTTCTGACTCATTAAAGAAAACTGTTGAGCTAACAGCTTCGGGTGAAGTAATTGATTCTGTATTTGAGCAAGGCTCGGTCGCATCATCCGCAACAGCTTCAGGCGCAATCAATTTTGAGTTCTCAGCATTAAGTCAGGATATGTTTTTAGAGGGCGTGTCTCGCAATGTGTTTATTGTGGATGCAGTTGATACCGATAAAAGCGTCTTAGAAATTGGTGGTGATAATGATCTAGCAACCTTTACCATTGTTAAGCATGACCGAAAACTAAGCCGCATTGAGGTATTCTCTGGTGCTCGAGTTGGTGAACTGACTATCTCAGCAAGCACCGACGGAATGATTGAAGGTGCTGCGACCATTACAGCAACCGGCTACGCAGAACCAACAGTATTACCTGTAGCCAACCCATTGCCTGCAACAGAAACACCATTCACCTCAGCTCTAAATGTAGCAGCATTTAAAATTAATGGCGTAAATACAGCAGGCACCGCTTGCGCTGAAAGCTTCGAAATTACCATTAACAATAATCTTGATGCTAAAGGTTGCTTAGGCAACTCAAGCCTGATTAAAAGCCGT